TCAATGATTTGGTGTATCCATAACGGTCCATAAGAATCTTGGTTACATAGAAATCTAAAACTCTATCTCCAACAAACTCTAGAACCTCGTTGTTCTCACCACCGTTTTCCTCTGAGTAAGAACGTCTTGTAAATGCTTGGAATAACAAATCCTGATTGTTAAACCAGTAGCTGATCTGTTTTTGAACATCATCTAGATGCTCGTTTAGTTCTTTCATTTCTTTAAATCCTCCTATTTTTTATATTTGTCAGGAAGATAAACAAAAAGCCTATCAAAGAAGGTATGCCAATCCCACTAGAATAGATTGGTACCTTTTACCATAGGCTTCTAACTTTGCAAAATGTTTATATAAATCATCATCATTTAACCTGATCCCACTTGCATAAGAAAGATTAAATCGATTCTGTTTTATATCCCAATTTTGAGACCGCCAAAGCCGTTTATCTTTTGACACTTATATTATACTATATGATTAGCAATTTCACAAGGCTATATCAAAAAATCCACCACTTAGGTAGATTCTTTTTCATAAACTGGTTATTTCCTTACCGTTATTCAACTTGAATGTAATGCTAGCATCTCGATGTACCACTGCACTATTGACCATTAACATCCATATGTGTTCGTTCCAATCAGAAAGCTTATCCTCAACTTGTTTTAAGTTTGAAATGAAAGATTTCATGTTGAGTGCTTGAGCTTTCTTGTTACTTCTTGCTTCAATCAGTTCTTGTTGTTTTTGCTTGGTCTTCTCATACCTATTTGTCAGTTCATCATATTTCTTGTTGTACTCATCTTGGCTCATGCTAGATTTCGAGTTTTCTTTAATCAATTTATTCACGAGCTCTGAAGTGACAATTAGTTCATCATGTAGGGTATCAATATCCTGTTCCAACTGTGTAGTGTCTGTGAGTAGTTCAATCATTTCGGTTGAGTCTTGAATGATTCGCTTTCTATCTTTCATGGTTAGGTTATACGCTTCTATGAACTTGAGTTTTATATCATCTTCCATAAGATTAGGAGTTAAGCACTTATCCTTACCCTTATCGAATTTACGATTGCACTGATGAACGAATCTTGAATACTTGCTGTTGGAATGCCATTTCTTCTTTCCATAAAATCCACCACAGTCTTCACAGATGAGTTTGGAAGCGAATATATCACTTGATGAATACTGAGCTCCCATCTGGCTACGTCTTCCAAGTTCAAATTGAACCTGTTCCCACATGTCGCGTTCGATGATGGCTGGATGATTGTTTTCCACATAGTATTGGGGAATCTGGCCAGTGTTTTTGATAACACTGTGGTTAAGATAATTATCGGTGAATCTCTTTTGTAATAGNGCATCACCNTTATACTTTTCATTCGTNAGTATGGAGTTCACAGTGTTNTTGGTCCAGTTTGTTCCCTTCCCACTNGGTGTTTTGATATTGAGNGACTTCAGATGAATCGCTATCCCTGTCGCTGTCTTTCCTTCNACCAAAAACATCCGATAAATCATTCTAACAATAACCGCTTGNTCTTCATCGATGACGATTTTGTCATTCACTTTTTTATAGCCTAGAAATCTGTTGTATGCGAACGATACCTTACCTTCCTGAAAGCTGACTCGCTTGCCCCAAGTCACATTCTGGCTGATTGACCTGGATTCTTCCTGTGCGATGGACGCCATAATCGTTAGGATGAGTTCACTCTTTGGATCAAGTGTCCAGAGGTTCTCTTTCTCAAAGTAGACTTCAATTCCCTTATCTTTAAGTTTTCTGACAAATGAAATCGTATCGAGTGTGTTTCGTGCAAATCTTGATATTGATTTTGTGATGATAAGGTCGATCTTGCCATCTAAGGCATCTGAAATCATCTTATTAAACTCGGTGCGTCGTTTGGTGCTCGTTCCACTGATGCCTTCGTCAGCATAGACATTGCTGTATTCCCAATCGGGTCTTTCCTGGATGAACTTTCTATAATAGGTTACTTGAGCTTCATAGCTTGTGTATTGCTCGTCGGTATTGGTCGACACTCTTGCATAAGCCGCTACTTTTCTTAAACTGGTAGAGCCAAATGGCAACTGCGTATGTTGGTTCTTGGTTGACGGAATAACTGTAATTTTAGCCATTTTGAACACGTCCTTTCAATTGATCTAAGGCCTTGATTCTAGCCTTTTCCTTCATTTCTTGAGTCCATGAATCCCTTCTAGATGTTTTCCATTGGTACTCCTTACTGGTTCCATCCTTCATGTGGAAGATAAGTCTTTGTTCAGGCATCGCTTCAACCGATTCAACTTTTAATTTGAAGATTTTTTCATCAAACTCAATTCTGTTTAGAATATGATTAGATGCTTCAATCATTATATTGTTTGGAACCTGCTTGGACGCGCATGTGTGAATACCTCGTTTGTTTGAATAAGAACATTTCCATATCTCATTAAATTGCGTAGTTTTATGTGTGTAACCTCTACCGCATAAACCACATCGTATCGCTCCTGAAAATGGGTATTTATTATAAGTTTGACCTGCTTTTATCTTCATCAATCGATTGAGTCTTTCTTTTTGAGCTTTTTCGAATATTTCCTTTGATATGATTGGTTCGTGGTCATCTCTTACAATATATTGATTGAACTCACCTGTGTTCACCTTCTTCTTTTTCGTCAAGTGATTTTCACGATAAGTCTTTTGTAATATAAGGTCTCCTGTGTAGTTGTAGTTGGTTAGAATGGATTTAATCGTTGACCAATACCACTTGGTTCCTGTCTTTGGAATGATTTCTTTTGTGGCTAGTATTTTGCAAATTTGTTCATCCCCATTGCCATCTAAATAGAGTTGATAAATTAGCTTAACAACTGCCGCTTCTTCAGAAACTAGAATCAGCTTCTTGTTCTCAAGATTGTATCCTAAGCAAGGTTTACCTCCCCACATAATCCCCTGTTCAAAATCTTTACTGATACGCCATTTCATGTTTTCAGATACACTTCGTGATTCTTCTTGAGCAAATGTCGCTAAAAATGTAAGAATCATTTCCCCTTCACCGCTATTCGAATGAATATTCTGTTCCTCAAAGAACACATCAACGTTAATCGCTTTGAGCTCTCTGACCGTTTCTAATAGTGTGACTGTATTTCGTGCAAACCTGGAGATNGACTTGGTGATGANCATATCGATCTTTCCANCTCTACAATCTTCTAACAATTGTTGAAACTCTGCTCTGGATTCCTTAGTTCCAGTCANTGCTTCATCCGCATAAACCCCTATGAACTCCCACGTNTCATTTTCATGAATCATTTTTTTGTAATAANTNACNTGTGTTGCTAAAGATTGAAGCATNGCATCATTACCTTCAGAGGCTCTAGCATAGGCTGCAACTCTAATTCTCTTTGATAACTTTTTTAATGTGTCGATCTTGGTGATGGTCTTCTTCATGGGCTTTAACCTCCTCAATTGGTACTATATCTATCACTCTGTTACAGGGAATAGTCAAGTCAATAAGCCGATACATATTACCTTTTTTGATACAATACTTATCTGCTAATAAAGACTCCGCTTTCGAGTAATCCTGCTTTGTTATGATCCCATTTTCATACATCAACTTAATCGGTGCTAAAGATAAATAATACATCTCCAAATTAGAGCGTTCCATGACCATTCGCTCCCTTATTAAGCTTGAATTTTATATAACACTCATGACTGCAATATATTCTTTTGCTATTGCCATAGGATGTGAACTCCTGACCACAATACTTACAGTGATGCGTTGAGAATGCTTTCCTATCAACCTCGTTATGATGAGCATTCCACCATTGCCATCTGCATTTATCTGAACAAAACCTTTTTTTCTTCTTGCCCTTGATGGATTTAATCTTAAGACCACAATGCTCGCAGTTACCATCAAGTAAATCTTCATCCCTTAATTTGACACAAACATACCTAACTGTGCTTGATGCTAAACCCAATTCTTTCGCTATCTTCTTGTATCCGATGCCTTCATTATTCATTTGTTTAATCCGTTTTCTGATTTCTGTATTCATTGCTTAGTACCTCCTAAATCTAAGTCCGCAGAAATCGTGTAAAAGTTCGGGTTCATGTATAAAATTTTGAAAATTATGTATTTTGGCAATAAAAAAGACCTCCGAGATATTATTCCCAGAGGTCCTTTTCTACTTCTTTAAATGCTCTTGAATCAGCTTTTCAGCTTCTGATAGAGTCGCTCTTCCTTGCATCTTGTTGCTGAAGGAAATGTAGTCGTTGATGATTGCATCGATCTTCGACTGATTCGTCTCAACAAACTCTACTGCTTTTTCCGTTGAACCCGTGATATTGCTTACCCATTCACTGAGTCTTGATACCACTGCGAGTTTCTTTTCATCGCCACTAAGAAAGGCTTCACCCTTATCCTTAGCAATCCTATTCTTTTCTTCCACAATCAGAATGAATTCTTTGATTGCTTTTTGAACGCTCGCATCAAAGACGATATCTTTTGCCTTAATAACTAAATCTGAAACGTTATCAGCTGTGTTTTTTAAGTCTTTCTTCACTTCCTTGATAACATCAGAAAGTGGTTGGTCTTTTCCCATTTTAGAAGTCACATACAATGCNAGNAATAANAGGGAAGTAATGAGTAAAATAATNTCAAGTGTTGTCATTNTCTTTGCCTCCTAAGCGGTTATANATATTGACTTGCGAATCCTCTAGTCTAGATACACGATGTTCCAAGACATTGACATCTTTNTTNAANGANTTAATATCTTGAGAATGCATCTCTAAAAGATTAAGCATTTTGACNTTCTGCTTTTCNATCGTTTGTAAATTGGTCAGAATCTCATCGTTATTTGTTTTGTTTCTTAATTCTTGGCGATTGAATTGCTTAATGGTAGTCAAGATGACAACAACCATAGTTACAATCCAATACACCAAATTTTCCATTCTAAATAGACTGAGGATGTTTTCCCAGTTCATCATGCATCACCTTATCCTTGTAGTTTTCTATGTAAGTTAGTGCTTCCCTTAATAGTGGCATGTATTCCATGCCTTTGTTGTTATTCCAGTTTTTCTTATATTCAGTCATCATCGTGTACCAGGGTTCATGGATTATATGCTTATATTTTCCTACTTGATCCACATGATCTAAAATTCCACGAACTCTAAAAATGTGATAATGTGACTTTTGCGGTTCTGGATATTCGATTCGCATTTTGTAGTGCTCCACGAAACTATCTAAAAACAGTCCAAGTTTGCTAGTCAAATCGACATTCTTGTAGGCTTCATATTCCTCTCGATAGTTTTCATCCAAATAAATGAGATTGTCTTTTTCAGAGAGCACCTCATCGATATAAGCTCGATCATAAAGCGGCACAGTTGGATCTAGATTTTGTTTCTTAAGATAAATGTCTCTACCATACGCAAATACATCTAACGTTCCCAAACTTAGATGTACATTTCCCTTAAAGCCATCAAGGACTACTGTCACATCATCATCGCTATTCTCATCATTTAATCCAAAGGCTAAAGAACCACAGTAATAAATAAACATCACTGTCGTGTTTGGAAATATCCCTTGAATGATTTCAAGGATACTTGCTTTAGATTGGATTTTCTGTTTCACTTGAATCATTAACTTGTGGTTCAACCACTTCAAAATCATCGATTGAATCATCAAATCCTTCAACATTATCTTTTAGCCAAAGATAACCTTGTTTAATGGGACTGGAATTCTGAAATAGTGTAAAATCTGATACTGGTACTTCAATGTCGACTTCTTCTAATGGTGCACTTAGATTTGCACGTGCTTCTTTGGATAGATAAGATGCAACACAGATGATGGCTTTCTTTGTTACATAGTTGATGTTAAATGCGGTAATGCGATGATAGGATAGGGCGACTCCAAACTTTGATTGCATNTCTTTAATAATTGCCATAGTTTACCTACTTTCTNGCNGTGCGATAAATCGTCACAGAGATTAAATCGGGTGAGCCAAGATTAAGTCCTGGATTGATATAGAGATTTCCAATCGTGCCATTGATCGTATGTGCAAAATCAACCATCGTCAGTGTTGCGTTACCTTGACCGGTTACTGAAGTGATGGCTTTCCCATATGCGACCCATTGCTGCGTGTCAGCTAATGAGAGAGCAAACGTTGGTGATAACTCAAAATCAATCACCTTTGAAATACCACTCGTCAGTGTCACGCCTGATGAATGCGCATCTGGAATTGTAAAGGATGAGGTATTTCTTACAGATGTTTTCGTAATTGTACTAGCCACATCATTAGAATATGTTGCTACATAAGAACCTAGTAGGTTTGCTAATCCTGATGTACGGTAATATATCAATGTTGATGACGAATCTACTGATGTTCCTTGAGTAGTAGCAACGATATGAACTTTATAGATGAAAGCAGGGTCAAAAACCAACGAAACACTGTGTGTATAAGTGATTCCCTCATAAACATAGACGAGTTCAAGCTCGCCACCCACCTTCACAACTGACGTTGAATTTCGGGCATAGAGGGCATTGTTTGTATAATCGAAGGCTAACTCGCCTACATACGCTAAGTTCGCTGTTGAGGGCTTTGTGGTGCCGCGTTTGACCCGAAGAATTGCCATTAGTATGTCCCACCATCAATGATGGATGAAGGTTGTAAAACTTTTGTAGTATCAATACCTATCGCATATTTCATGACGCTGGGTGTGTAGTTCGAATCAACATATTGATATAGCTTTATTCCATTTGATAATACTGCAGCATCAAACGCAGCTTGAGAAACCATGAACTCTGAGCCAGCACCTGATAAAATTCTTGTGTTGAGGACATTGGATAGAATTGCTTTTTGGGTAGTTGTTAAGTGGACGTCTGCGGCAACGTGAGCGTTATAAGTAGTTGTTGAAACACCACCAAGTCCAGCGAGTGTAATTGTCACTGCACCTGTTGATCCGTTAACGCTTGTAACTGAGTCTGTTGGTGTCAGTAATTCTTGCCAGTTAGCTAATGTTGCATAACCTGTCGTTTTTAGGATGAATGTCTTATTTAAATCTGTTCGAACAGCGACATCACCTTCCTGTGCAGTAGTCAATGCAAGCATCGCTGCTTGACTGGCCACAACAAAGGTATTTGTTAATGCGACTTTCGGAATGACTGAATCAGCTAGTTTACCATCTGCATCCAAAATCGGAATGTTTCCATTACCAGTACCTGTATTCTTAGTTGCTGCAGTTCCTAAACCTAGTGCAGTGATTTTGGTGTCGATTTGAGCATCAACTTTCGCAACACCAGGAATCTTTAAATAATCTGCTTCTGCTAGCGGTACGCTCACACTCGCAGTCTTGTCCGCTTTAGCAATATAGAGATGCTCACCAGTAAAATCGACTAGTGGTTCCCCAGCTTTTACAGAACCGGTAGTTCCTGTTAGTGGACCAGTACCAGCAGTTGTACGTCTTTTAATTTGTATAGTTGCCATAATATTTTCTCCTTATTTTTTAAGATATGCTTGTGTGACTCGATGTGAAGTGTTTCCCAAAGACAATGTCACTAAACCATTTGAATAGGATATGCTCAAAGAATAATCAGAGCCACCATATCGGTAGCTTAGCGATGAATTGGAACCAACAACGATAAAGAGCTGATTGGTTGGTAAGCTCACGATGGTTGTATTTTCTATTACTACGTAGAGAATGCTGATCATCAATAAGTATGAGTTAACATCACCAAATCGATAAACCCCATTGCTTATCTTGGTTAAACCCAGCTGTTGTGGGTAGTAAAAGTTTTTTAGTTTTGTTTCGAGTTCTTGAACCCTCTGCCCATCCGATGTGATGACACTTCGTTCAAAGTTTGAGATGAGCGTCACTGATGTGGTGGTTTTTGAATAAGCAGCTAACGCATACTCATAGAGGCCGTCTACACTTTGAAGGTTGGTTTGTGTAAGCACAGGGTAAGTACCAACTGCTTCTTTGATGTAAATACTCACTGTGTTAGCTTGTGTATCAACACCCAAAACTACATAACCGAACTTGCTTGAATCTGGTGTAACAGACACTGTTGTCATGTTTTCCACATAGATGATTCGTCCATAGATGCCGACATATCCATCTAAAAATGTAATCGTGTTGTTTGCGAGTGTATAGCTACACCCTGATTTCACATTCTTTAAAACACCTACGTCACTTGAAAATAAAAAATGATACAAATCTGCATCAATTTTCGATGTCACATTTGCACCATCAAAGGTTACTTTTTGAACGCCCATTAGAATTCTCCTCCATCGAGATCTGTAATCCCAGTTGATTGTATTGATATATGGCTCACAGCTGAGTTCACACTTTTATTGAGTAGTTGTATTTTTTCTGTGAGTTTGATGCGATATTCACCCAATGTCACCATAGCCTTATGAAATCCTTGACTATACTTGATGCTTGTTACCACCGAATCATACGTCTGGTCATTATTGATGAATTCTACAAAGTCACCGAGCTCAATATTTTTCATCGGTTGAAATACATCGTTTTCAGACTTAATTGAGAACGTGATGTTGTGGTCGAGTTTGGATGCTATCATCTCTGTTCTTGCTTTCGTCAGTAATGTCGGATAGTCATTGTCGGTATAATAAAATGCCTTAGGTTTGACACTCTTGTGTCTCATTGGATGATGGATATCTTGAGTCAACTCACCATTTGTTAACAAGTAATAGACCACCGTGTTCTTAAATAACACATTTTCAACTTTGGGATAGTAGGTGAGTTTGTTGACCATTTGACTTGAACTATCGTTAACGACTAAGTCTTGAATTGCTTGATAATTATTCTTGAGTTTGATTCCTCTTTGAACCTCACCAATTCGAAAGATGATGCCTGTGACTCTTCCCCTTAGATAAACCGCTTCAGTTGATAGTCTTAAGCCATATGATTTTGTTATCAATTCCATTATGGATGCTAAAGACATGATTTTATCTGGTTCAAACGAAAGTTCACCTTGAACGCTTGATCCACGTTCGATGGTAAGATAACTTAAGTTTTGGAGGGAGTCATTACTCTGTTTGAAGTTCCCAACGAGTAGGTTTTCTAAGTATAGACTCAAGTCCCCAGTATAACTTTCAACTGGAACATCGATCGAAAACATCTCTTTAAAATCAAGCACATGAACGGTTGTTCGATGTTTATCTGCAACTTCTAGTCGTTCAACGATACCAATGTAATGAATCGGTGCATCCTTTAAGATGACGATGTCTCCGACTGCCGCATTGAGTTTTGTTTTATTAAGGATGAACGATAGATTTTTAGTATGATGACTAAGTCGAGCGTTATGTACAAAGTCCTTATCCACATAGCCATAGTCTTTGTAAGCGAGGTTTAGTCTATCAAGGAATACCAGTTGCATACTTATACCCCCAGATATCCTTCAAACATCGTGATTCGACATGTTGTTAGACTCGCAACACCTGGTCTAAATTCAACCTCGTATTCACCTGGTTCAACAAACAGAAAATTTGTCGCATGTGAAATCTTGGCTTCCATAGATCGAAACAATTTCACCGTTATCAATTTTTCTAATAAACTGTTTATTCGGGACAGCCGACGCATGAATCTCACCACTGTTTTGACTATGAAACAATCTTAACATCGTGATGATTTTACTACCTTTTCTGATAATGACTTCTGGTTCATCCACTGCTCCTATGATTTCTATCAATAGTGGTGCTTTGAATATCCCACGATTGGTTATTTGAATCTTGCCTTCATAAAATGCGGAATACACATAGGGATAAACAAAGGGATACACCTTGCCCAAAGTTGACTCATTCACTTCAATGGTATAGGTTTGTGTTTTCAACCATAAAGATAGTTTTTGAAAGACTACCTGACAAGCTAATGCTCCAGCGATGAGTTCTTGTTTTGAAACTGATTTAATATCAATAAAACAAAAAGCGGAATCATCCGCTTCGTAGTATAGTTTGAGTTCCTTCTCTCCAAGTTTTAGATAGTTCATTAATTCCGTGTAACCTGGATACCCCTTTAAAAACGTAATGGTCGCCTGAATTTCTGTGAGTCCTTGAGTCTGATCCACTCGATCATGAATATTATCGTATTTCAAATAGGTGAGTTCTTGGGTAAAACCAAGACCAGTAATATTATGAATCAAGCAACCACTACGATAGTCAAAATGAAACTTATTCCCTGAAGGGTTTTCAAGATAGATTTTTCTAATCATATGACGTTACCTCCAAGAGCTCTATTAATCGAATCAATATCAAAGGTTGGTGATGTGGTGTTGATGGTGATGTTATTGGTATTTGTATTGGATCGATTCACATTGTTTGTAGAGCTTACACTTTGGTTTTGCTTAAGGTTGAACTTATCGCCAAACCAGCCACCAATCTTACCAAAGAAACCACCAACCTTATCTGCTGCATTGCCGACAAAGTCACCGACTCCTTTGGTTAAGTTCGATGCGAACTCACCGATGTTTCCTGTGATACTTCCTACCATATCACCAAAGCTACCAGCGATATCCCCCATTTTTCCGCCAAGATCACCGATCCATTCAAAAATCTTAGCTAGAAACTCGACAATCTTCTGAACGACAGCCATGACGGGTTCAAGCACTTTTTGAAGCAGCTTAATGGCAGGGATGAGTATGGCCTGTAATACTTTACCAATGATTTCAATCAGTGGTGCTACCATCTCCAGAAGTTCAGAAATGAACTCAATTTGAGTTATCAAAGGTATTAAAAGCACCTCTATAATTGGAACAAGCATATCGACAAGCATAATAATGAGTTCAATTAAAACATCTAAAATTGGTGTGAGTGCAGTCATTAAACTATCTACAATCGTCATGATAGGTGGTAACAACAACATCAAAGTTTCTCCAAGTCTAGAAAGTAGTGCTCGAAACTCTTCGCTTTGAAAGAGTGCCATTGCAATAATGGCGATAAGTGCACCAATGCCCAGTGTAGCAAAGTTAAGTCCTGCTCCAGCAAATAAACCGGATGTTCCGACTGCTTTAAGAGCGGTTGAAACTATATTTAAAATAGGTCCGACTTTTCCGATGATGGAAAGCACTGGACCTACTGCAGTAATGACTGCACCTAGAGTGAGTATAATTTGTTTTGTACCTGTGTCCAGGTTACTCCATTTATCAATCCAACTTTTAACGGTCGGAATGATTTCGTCTCTCATTTTTTGAAGGAGTGATTGCATGATGGGTAGAACTTGAACGGAAATATCCATTGCAAGACTTCCGAGTACTTGTTTGGTTTGATCGACTGTATCGTTGAATTCACCTGATATAGCTGCTTGTTCATTGGTGATGATACCGAGTTCTCTGACCTCTTGTCTAAGTGATGTAATCGCAGCTTCTTCCTGCGAGAGCATCGGTAGGATTTCAGTACCAATCTTGTCACCGAAGAATTCATTAGCAATACCAACTCTTAAGGCTTCATCCGTAACACCTGATAGTGAATTTCGGATGAGATTAAACGCTTGATCAGCATTGAGTCCCTTGAGATCATCAACTGTTAATCCGATTTGAGCAAGGCTTTCAGAAACCTTATCGCCATTACCGGTTGCGATATCACCAAGTATTCCATTGACCTTGATAAAGGCTTTGTTTAGGCTTTCTGTCGAACTCCCTGATATCTTGGCAACGTAGTTCCATTCCTGTAAACTCTCGGCACTAAGGCCAAGTTTAGCGGCTGTATCGGCAATTTCATCGGCTGTATTCGCTGTCTTAACTGCAAGTGCACCAAGTGCTGATAAAGCTCCTAAAACTGGCACAGTAACTGATTTAGTAAGGGTCGATCCTAGCTTACCAATCTTTTCAAAGTTGGCATTTGATAGGTCTGTGATTTTGCCTCTTGTCTTTTGTAATTCTTGGTTAAGCTTGGAGACTTCAGCTTCAGTGTATGCCACATTTCGAGCGAGTTTATTGAATTCATTCTCACTCATCTGACCAAGTTTTACAGCTTGCTTAGCCTTCTCTAGTTCTTGGTTTTGTGTTTCAAGTTTCTTTTTGGTTGTTTGAAGGATATCGTTTAGCTTCGATTGTTTTTGTTTCCAAAGTTCAACATTCGAGCTGTCATACTTAAGGTTCGCATTAATGGCTTTGAGATCTTTTTGTTGTTCTTTCAGATCCGACTGTATTTCTTTAAGTTCATTCTCTAGGTCTTTTCCATCAAGACTGAGCTTAATATTTAATCCTTTGACTGTTTCTGCCATTTCTGCTCACTTCCTTTAGTTAAATTAAAAACCGGTCAATATCTGCTTGCGATGCAATCTTGACACCGCTATTTCCAGATATCACTTTCATTTCGAGTTGGACTAACTCAAAGTATGTGGTTATGTCAAAATACTTCGAATCTTCAATTGAGAGTCCTAGATGAGCCAGGTTAAATATGATGTTGGAAGTCGCACCAAACTCTGGCTCATCATTTTGACTGTGGGGATGGTTTGGTGCCTTTTTGGAGAGTGCCTAGCATTTCGCCGATTGTTTGAGATAGAATACCTAATTCTTCAGCATCACTTAAGATGCCAAAGTCGAGTGCCATCAAGAAATCGTTATAGGATATCTTGCTGAAAGGACGATGCAACACATAGATAATTCGGAAGATGGTATCAATCACAAGTGAGAAATCTTCTTCTTTGATATCCTTAGCCTTTTCAAGTTTCTTGATATCACTGAATAGTTCTGAACCGAATACATTACGGTAATCGATAATTGTAAAAAGCGATGAGTGAAGTTTGTATTCCTTCTCACCAAGTTTGATTACTTTTTCCATATTCAACTACTCCTTAAATAAATGTTGGTAAAACTGGTGAAGTCGTTAGGAAGTTAGCATAGTTTGTATCGCCAACACTTGCGATGACACGAAGGATCAGATTGCTTCCTGATTCGATCGGACGGGCAGTGATGTTAAGTGAGATAGAATTCGCTTCAATGGAGTCAGCTTTCGATTTGCTAGAATCTCCTGAAGGTGTCGCTGTACAAAGGTAATACCATATACGACGTGCTTTCGCATCGCCTTGAATCTCATAACCCAANGCNAANGTCTTNGTNTCANTNTTNACNACTTCGACAAAATTGCCATTGGTATCAGTTTTGAATCCAAAGATATCCTTCTTAAATTCATCATCAATCTCAGTGAATTTGAGTGTGACTGTTGAACCTGAATTGGATACAAGGGTTGCGATAACCTTATCGTCTGCATAGACTTGTGAACTACCACCGATGATTTCAGTGGTGATTTCTTGAGCACCGACCAGACGTTTTGGCGTTCCAAAAGTCCAGGAACCATCCGTTCCAATCGTAGCGAGTGCATAGTGAACATTGGTAAGTCCGAATGTGACTTTATTACTCATATTTTATTTCCTCCAGTTTGATTTCGTAAACACGATTAATCGAGTTATCGTCATTGACGTACTCTGTAGTCATTTGATAATTAAACCCTGATTGATATAGTGCTGATTCTAATTGATCTTCAATCAAGGGTTCTTTTGTTTCTGTAACGAGTGTGATTTGATAAGTGATAATTCGAACCACCGACTTGTTATCTGCATATTTCTGGACTCTATCACTGATTTCTTGATAGACAATAAACGGATAGATATGAAGCTCATTTGCATCTACAATGTTCGTACCATAGGTGACTCGATTTGGTAATACACTGTTGAGCACCTGGAATATTTGTTCTAGAAAACTCATGAGGATCCACCTCTTTCAATAATCGATTTGATTTGCTCCACCATATCCGGTGCGAATGCATC